ATGGCAATATTTCGTGGTGATGGTGGAGCAGGTGATGCAAACACTGATGTAACAATTAACTCTGTTACAGAAAAAGCTAATGAAGCATCAACATCTGCATCAGCAGCAGCATCAAGTGCAACTTCAGCCAGTACATCAGCTAGTAACGCTAGTACATCAGAAACTAATGCTAGTAACTCGGCAACAGGGGCAGCCTCATCTGCCTCTAGTGCTTCTACTTCTGCAAGTAATGCAAGCACATCTGCATCTACTGCAAGTACACAAGCGACTAATGCTTCTAATTCAGCTACCGCAGCAGCAAGTTCAGCTACGGCAGCGGCAACTTCAGCAACAAGTGCAACAACAGCAAAAACTAATGCTGAAACAGCAGAAACTAATGCAGCAAGCAGTGCTTCTACAGCTACTACTAAAGCTAGTGAGGCAGCTACATCAGCAACAAATGCAGCTACATCTGCAACAACAGCAACAACTAAGGCTTCTGAAGCTAGTACATCTGCTACTAATGCAGCTACTTCAGCAACTACAGCTTCAACACAAGCAACCAATGCTAGTAACTCTGCTAGTGCAGCAAGTACAAGTGCAACAAACGCAGCTACAAGTGCCACAGCAGCAGCCAACTCTGCAACAGCAGCGGCAGCAGAACTATCAACAGCAGCACTTAAAGCAAACAATCTATCAGACTTAGCTAATGCTGGCACTGCAAGAACTAACTTAGGTTTAGGAACAGCAGCTACCACAGCATCTTCAGCTTACGCCACAGCAGCACAAGGAACTACAGCAGACAATGCTCTAGCAGCGTCAGCAGTATCTACTTTTGGTGGTACACTAATAGATGATGCAGATGCAAGTACAGCTAGAACTACACTAGGATTAGGAACTGCTGCAACTACAGCAAGTACAGATTATGCTACTGCTGCTCAAGGAACTAAAGCAGATAATGCTGCAGCTAAAGCTAGTAACCTATCTGACTTAGCAAATGTAAGTACAGCAAGAGATAATCTTGGAGTACAGATTAATGATGATGTAATAGGTTATGTAACACCTAGCACTTCTGGTAATGTTTTAACTTCTAATGGTTCTGCTTGGACAAGTGCAGCAATACCAGCAGCAGGTAAAATATTACAAGTTGTTCAAGGTACTACTTCAACAGAAGTTGTAAGCACTGTTACCTCAGATACTGACACAACTTTAACTGCAAATATAACTCCAAGTGCAACATCAAGTAAAATTTTAGTTCTTGTTGAGCAAGCTGGTTGTGGTAAGCGTAGCGGAAATAGTTGGTTAAATTTAAAATTACTAAGAGATACCACCACAATTACTACTTTTTGTACATTTGCTGGTTATACAGGCACTACTACTGACAACATGATTGGTACTATTAGCACTTCTTTTTTAGATACCCCTAGCACTACTAGTCAAATAACTTATAAAACTGTAATGTCTACAGGAAACACTCCAGTAAATATTTTAGTTCAAGAAGCTGATGCAGGAGCTCAAACCTCTACAATTACTTTAATTGAGGTAGCAGGATAATGGCAAACGAAATTAAGACACGAGATGCACTACAATCTTTAAAACCTAATGCTGAGTGGACACTAACAGGAAGTAGTTTAAATTGGTTAGATTCAGAACAAACAGAGCCTACAGCAGATGAACTAGCAGCAGAAGTTGTTAGATTACAAGCAGTTTATGATGCAAAAGCATACCAGCGTACTAGGTCTTTAGAGTATCCATCAGTACAAGACCAACTAGATATGCAATATTGGGATAGTGTTAATGGTACAACTACTTGGGCAACTGCAATAGCTAAAGTTAAAACAGATAACCCAAAACCATAGGTTAATTATTTATGTCTAACATGACAGATTACGAAGCAGGACAGTTAGTAGCAGTAGTTACCCAGCTTAATAATGAAATAAGTGAAATGAATAAAACTTGCACTATGCTATCTGAACGAGTAAATGAATTAGAAAAACAAATGGCTAAAGGAAAGGGAATGTTTGCTGGAGCTATATTTATAGCAATGGGATTAGGTGGTATTGGTAGCACCTTATTTTCTAAATGGTTTAATTAAGGTACACAGAATATGACTTACTTAGATATAGTTAATAACATTTTAAAACGATTAAGAGAGCGTACTGTATCAACAGTCAATGAATCTTCTTACTCTAGCTTGATAGCTGTACTTGTTAATGATGCAAAAGAGTCAGTAGAAAATGCTTGGAACTGGAGTGCATTAAGAACTACATTAAGTGCTACTACATCTAATGGTATTTTTAACTATGAACTAAATGGTTCTTTAAATGCTTTAACAGTATTAGATGCAACAAATGTAACAGATAACTTTTTCTTAGATTACAAAGCAGCACACGATTTTAACAAATTCTTTTTGAGTAGTGATGTAGCAACAGGCTCACCTTACTACTATTCGTTTAACGGAGTTAGTGCTGATGGTGATACACAAGTAGACCTATATCCTATACCAGACAAAGCATACACAATTAGATTTAACTGTGTACTTAGGTCAGATGATTTAGTAAATGATGCTGATACATTAACTGTACCAACTAAACCAGTAGAGCTACTAGCTTATGCAATGGCAGTAGAAGAGCGTGGTGAAGATGGTGGTATCAATCCTGTTAGTGCTTATGCTAGAGCTACTAATGCTTTACAAGATGCAGTAACTTTAGATGGTAACAAACACCCAGAGGAGCTAGTGTGGTATGAAAGCTAGAACAGTCTTTGTAGAATCACTAGCATCATCAGCAGCAGATTTATATACAGTACCTAATAATATGAGAGCAAAGTTAGTTCTTGTTTTTGTATCTAACAGTGCAGGTTCTACTAGAAGCGATACAAATGTAACTATTAACTTTGATTCTACAGAGATAACAGTGCTAGGTGATAAGAGTTTAAGCTCTGGTGACTTTATAGAATTACAAATGAATGGTGGTTATGTAATGCTAGAGGCTGGTTATAAAATTAAAGGTTCATGTGCAGGTGGTACAGGAGTTTCTTGTATCCTTACAGTTGAAGAAGTACCATTTATTGTGAGTACAAACTAATATGGCAAAAGAATTAGTAACAGCATCATTAGTAGCACCAGCATTTTTAGGTTTAAATACCCAAGAGTCTAGTTTGTCTAATGACCCTAGCTTTGCTCTTGATGCAAACAACTGTGTTATTGATGAGTTTGGTAGACTAGGTGCAAGAGAAGGTTGGTTTTATCGTACAACAGGTAGTAATGGTATTAACTTACTAGGTATGCACCCCTTCTTAGATGTAGCTGGTGTTAATACTTTTATATCTTGGAACGCTACTACATTTAAAAAAGGTTTTAGTACACTTACTACAATAACACCTACTACAACTGATACTATATCAGCAGGTAACTGGCAGTGTGTAACTTTAAATGATAGAGCTTATTTCTTTCAATCAGGTTATAAGCCTTTGTACTACACCAATGAATCTACTGCTAATGAGTTTAAAAGCATAGACCAACACGCTGATTATACAGGTAGTGCACCTAGTGCAAACATAGTAATGAGTGCGTATGGTAGATTATGGGCAGCAGACACTGCCACTAACAAGACTACTGTATACTTCTCAGACCTCTTAGAAGGCACTAAATGGGGCAGTGGGAGTGCTGGTAGTATCAACATAGCAGGTGTGCTTCCAAAAGGCTCAGATGTCATTACAGGGCTTGGTAGCCACAATGGTAATTTAATTATATTTTGTAAAAACAACATTATTATATTTAAAGATAACGATAGTTTTCAAGGTAGCTTTGATGTAAACACTCTAACCTTAGTAGAAGTATTAGAAGGTGTAGGTTGTATTACTAGAGATACAATACAGAACACAGGGGCGGATATTTTATTTTTATCTGCTACAGGATTAAGAAGTTTAGGTAGAACAATACAAGAAAAGTCAGCTAAGTTAAATGACTTATCTAAAAACATAAGAGATTCTTTTTTAAGTATTGTAAATAGAGAATCTAACTTTAGTTTAATTAAGTCTTGTTACTTTCCTGAGAAAGCGTTTTACTTAATATTTTTACCAGAAGCAAAAACTATTTATGTATTTGATACTCGTAGACCACTAGAAGATGGTGCTTATAGAGTAACAACTTGGAACAACTTAGACCACACTGATTTTGTTTACGATAAAACAACTAAAGAAATGTATGTTACACAAGCTAATGGCATAGCAGAGTATGGTGGGTTTACAGATAACTCTGTTCCTTACACTATGAGTTACTTTACTAACCACTTTGATTTAAATGAACCAAATAGAAACAAGTTATTAAAACGGGCTGCTGTTACTGTTATTGGTTCTACTGCACAACCATTTAATTTAAAAGCTGGTTTTGATTATGTAACAAGTTACTTCTCGTTTCCGTTTACAATAAAAGATATACCAGTGTCAGAATACGGAATAGCAGAGTACGGAGCAAATGCAACAAATGTAGCACAGTATCA